AGAACCAATGGCATAAACAATCAAGATTCTTTAGACCAGATTCAGAGCAATTATCTAACACTCCATTATCACAAGCTATTTGTGCTATGAAAGATATCATGTTAAATTTCCGTAAAGTGAATAACCTTGATTTAAGTAGTTTGGTTATTGTTCACGATGGCGAAGCAGACCAAGTAGGTTATTATGTGCCAACTGTTGCAGAAAATGATTCTCCATATGGCAAAATGTTTGAAACATATAACACTAATATTGTGTTTATGGATCCAAAAATTAAATTTGAATATAGAGTTAAAGAAGAAGAAAACCGTAATCGTGATTTTGTAATGCAGGCTACTATGGATTGGTTTCGTAAATCAACCAATTCTAAAGTGTTTGGTTTCTTCCTTACTCCAGGTACAGGTAGAAATTTACAAGGCGCTATCATCAACAAATATTATGATAAGAATGGCAAAACATTATATCAAAATAAAGCTCTATGGGAAGAAACTAAAGAATTGACCAAAGAATTAAAAACGAATAAAGCTTTGGTTTCAAATAACCCTGGTTATGATAAGTTCTTTTTCATCCTTGGTGGTAAAGAATTGAATACCGAAATGGATGAGATTGAGGTTCAAGGCAAAGTAACAACCAATAAATTGAAAAATGCCTTTATGAAATATAATAAAAAGCGTCAGGTTAATCGTATTATCGTGTCCAAATTCATTGAAGGCATCGCTGCCTAAGCTCTTGATTTTAAAGGGATTAAATAAATCCTGTAAGTCATTGATTTATAAGGGCATTTAGCTCTTGACAAATAGACGGAAACCTGATATAATGGTTGTATAATAATTAAAAAGGAGTTTTTATATTATGAGTAGCAATCGTGCCGAATTGCGTGACAAGTTTATTGATGCCCTAAAAAGCACAGGTAAACAGGAAGTCACCAAGGGTGAAATTAAAAGTATTATGCAAGCCATAGGTCTAACCAACGTCCAATGGTTCACCAAAGACGAATCCAATCGTATTGGTCGTGGTTTATATCGTGTTCCAGACGCTATAGGCGCACCCAATATCCAATCTGAACCAATGCCTGAATTACAGGCCCAAATCGTTCCAATCGTCAGGAAACGTGAAGAATCTAATAACCGTATTACCAATGTTACTACTGAATTGGATCTCTCGGATTTAGTTCCAAAGGTATATAAAAACTATGTTCCTTTTGGTAACTTTGATGATGTAGCCTCAATCATAGGTTCCAATCGTTTTTTCCCTGTTTTTGTGACAGGCCATTCTGGTAATGGTAAAACAATGTCCATTGAGCAGGCTTGTGCCAAACTCAAAAGAAAATTTGTATTAGTTTCCATGACACCAGAAACCGATGAGAGTGACCTCCTTGGTAACTATGTTTTACTTAATGGTGAAATGGAATGGCGAGATGGTCCCGTCACTACAGCTGCCCGTCAAGGTGCCGTTTTATGTATTGATGAAATTGACTATGGTGCTCAGAATTTATCCTGTTTGCAACGGGTGCTTGAAGGCAAACCATTCCTTCTTAAAAAGAAGGGCGAAATAGTATCGCCTGCTGAAGGCTTTACAATCTTTGCGACTGCCAATACCAAGGGTAAAGGTTCAGAAGATGGTCGTTATATGTTTACCAATGTTTTAAATGAAGCGTTCCTAGAGCGATTCCGTAACACCTATGAACAAAATTGGCCACCTATTGCGACCGAGAAAAAGATTATTAAAAAAGAATTAGAATCAGTCAATAAAGTTGACGATGACTTTGCCGAAAAACTTGTGACATGGGCAACCGTCATTCGCCAAACTTTTGAAGAAGGTGGTTGTGATGAGGTTATTTCAACCCGTAGGTTGGTTCATATCGTAGAAACCTTTGGTATCTTCGGTGACAAAATGAAAGCACTTGGTTTATGTCTTAATAGGTTTGATGACGACACCAAAACATCTTTTGTTGACCTTTATACCAAAGTTGATGCAGGTGCTTCAATTGAAGAAATTATGGCACCAGCACCAGAAGTAATTGAAGAAGCTTCTCGTCCTGGCGACACGACTGCGGCTTCATATTAGTAGTTCGGCACTTGACCTGTCGGCAACGATAGGTCTTTTTTATTATGTTTACCTTGAAAGGGCTTGACAATGTTTAAATTATCAGATATACTATCGTTTCAAATTGAGAGAAGGATCACCTCTCAACCAGTTTTAAAAAAGAGTGATTCATATTATGGAGAAAACACGATGTCAAAAAGACAATCTAATTCTGTGAAGTCTAAAATCCTTGCGTATCTTTCAAAAGATAGCGGCTATAACACATTAACAGTTGCTAAAATGCAATCAGTTTTTGGTGTTGCAAATCCAACAGCAACAATTAATGATTTGCGTAATGATGGTCATGCTATCTATTTAAACACACGCACTAACTCAAACGGTGATAAAGTTTCATTTTACCGTTTAGGTTCACCAACAAAGCGTATGGTTGCAGCTGGTATTGCCGCTATTCGCCAACAAGGTGAAAGAGCATTTGCCTAAAATAGTTTAGGATCCACGAGAAAGGTGTGATACATATAGGTGTCACACCTTTTTTTTATTATTGAAATGGGCTTATCATGGAAATTCAAGTTAAAATTGAAGAATTAAAAAAGAATAAGTTGTTTGTGGCAACACCAATGTATGGTGGCATGGCACATGGCCTATACATCAAATCATGTTTAGACCTTCAAACAACAATGTCAAAATATGGGATTGAAACGAAGTTTTCATTCCTATTCAACGAATCACTCATCACACGAGCAAGAAATTACCTAGTAGATGAATTCTTACGCTCAGGTTTTACACACCTACTATTCATTGATTCAGATATTCATTATTCACCACAAGACATCATCGCTTTAATGGCATTAGATAAAGATGTTATTGGTGGTCCTTACCCTAAAAAATCTATCAATTGGGCCAATGTAGCACAAGCTGCAAGAAACCATCCTGATATGGAACCAAAAGAATTAGAAACATTGGTTGGTGAGTATGTGTTTAATGTTGTAAAAGGCACATCACAATTTCAAGTAACAGACCCATTAGAAGTATTAGAGATTGGTACTGGACATATGATGGTGAAACGCCGTGTGTTTGAAAAAATGCAAGAATCATTTCCTGATATCAAGTATAAACCAGACCATGTTGGACAGGCTAACTTTGATGGTTCTCGTTACATTCACGCTTACTTTGATACTGTGATTGATACGAAAGATTCAATTACTGGTGGCGGAACAGAACGCTATCTATCAGAAGATTATATGTTTTGCCAAATGTGGCGTAAGATTGGTGGTCAAATCTTCTTATGTCCTTGGATGAAAACACAGCATATCGGTACATATGCCTTTACGGGAGATATGCCTAAAGTTGCACAATACACTGGTAAGTTATAATGCTTATCGGTGTGGTGGGTTTTATTGGTTCAGGTAAAGGCACCGTTGGTGATTTACTAGAACAAAAAGGTTTTGTCAAAGATAGTTTCGCAAAACCATTGAAAGATGCCTGCTCTGCTATGTTTGGATGGCCTCGTGATTTACTTGAAGGTGATACCGAGGATTCCAGACAATGGCGGGAACAACCTGATGAATTTTGGAGTGAGAAGATAGGTAAGAAGTTTTCTCCTAGATTGGCACTCCAATTATTAGGAACCGAAGCGGGTCGTAATGTTTTTCATAAAGATATTTGGGTCAATTCATTATTGAAACGAGCAGATGGTAAGAATGTGGTTATCACAGATGTTCGCTTCAAGAATGAGTTTAAGTTTATTCATAAGAATAATGGCATCATTGTTCGTGTTAAACGAGGACCTGAACCAGATTGGTATCAAGATGCTATTACATTCAATAAAGGTGACCGATATATTGGATGGGCATTAGCGAAAGAAAGGTTAAAACGAAGAGGTATTCACCAATCAGAAACAGATTGGGTGGGTTCAAAGTTTGATTATGTAATAGAAAACAATGGCACTTTAGAAGACTTAGGCAAACAAGTAGATGACCTATTGCAATTTATTAAAAAATGATGTATAATGATTTTGTTATTATTAGAAAAGGTGAAATTATATGAAATTATCCAACGAAACATTTGCTTTACTCAAGAATTTTGGTGCCATTAATCCTGGTATCCATTTTAGAAAAGGCAAAACTCTCAAAACAGTTTCTTCACATAAGAATATTCTAGCTCAAGTAGATATTAGTGAAGAAATTCCTGCCGACTTTGGCGTGTATGACTTAAACAACTTCTTATCTGTGGTATCTTTACACAAAGATGACCCATCATTTGAGTTTAGTGATAAACATGTGGTGATTGTTGGTAATGGAGGCCGTAGTAAAATTAAATATCGCTTCTGTGAACCAACTATGCTTGTTACCCCACCAGAAAAAGGTATTACATTACCCGAATGTGAAATCTCATTAGAATTATCTGAATCTGATTTTGATTGGATTATGAAAGCAGCTGCAGTATTGACCTCACCACAAATCGCAATTGAATCTGATGGTTCATCAATAAGTATTGTTACTTTAGATTCACAAAACGATGCAGCTCATACCGATGCTCTTGAGATTGGTAAAGGTGATGGCAATAAGTATCGTATGATATTTAAAACAGAGAACCTAACTAAACTATTGAATGGCAGTTATGATGTTAAGATTACTTCTCAAGGTATCTCTCACTTCAAACACAAAAACATTTCATTACAATATTGGATTTCAACTGAACAAGGTTCTAAATTTGAGAAGGGCAATTAATCATGGCAGTAAAATTATTTCAAAATGCTTTCAAAGGTAACGCTTCAGAATCAATTGCAATTAACCCAGCACATGTCATGTCTGTGTTTGAATCTAAATCTATTAATCCCGAAAGCGGTGAAGAAGAAGTATTGACACACATTTTTAGTGTAAATGGTAATACATGGCAAGTTACAGATGCTTACCTTGATGTGATTGCTCGTTTGAATGAAGAATAATTTTATATTTTATATTATGAGGTGTGTGAATGGAACATTTATTATGGACGGAGAAGTATCGTCCTAAAAAGATAGAAGACTGCATACTGCCTGAACGGTTGAAAAAGCCGTTTCAGGAGTATGTCAATCAAAGTAATATCCCCAATCTTCTCTTGGCTGGTGGTGCAGGTGTTGGTAAAACAACTGTAGCTAAGGCGATGTGTGAAGAAATCGGTTGTGATTATATGGTCATTAATGGTTCAGACGAATCAGGCATTGACACATTCAGAACCAAAATCAAAAACTATGCCTCATCAATGTCATTATCCGGTGGCCGTAAGGTCATCATCATAGACGAAGCAGATTATCTCAATCCAAACTCAACTCAACCAGCTCTTCGTAATGCAATTGAAGAATTTGCCATCAATTGTTCTTTCATCTTTACATGTAATTACAAAACAAGAATCATTGAACCACTTCATTCAAGATGTGCTGTCATTGATTTTGGTCTCAAGAACGATGAGAAGGCTTCTATGGCATCTCAATTTTTCAAACGATTACAGAGCGTCCTTCAAACTGAAAAGGTTGAATTTGATGATAAAGTAATTGTAGAGTTGGTCAAGAAACACTTTCCAGATTTTCGTAGAGTATTAAATGAGTTACAAAGATACTCACAATTTGGTAAGATTGATGTAGGTATTCTCGCACAAATAGGTAACATTCAATTACAAGAAATTGTAAAGCATATTAAAGCTAAAGACTTTGGTGCAATTCGTAAATGGGTGGCGACAAGTGATTTAGATTCTAATAGTGTGTTTCGTCAAATCTATGATTCATTATATGACTTTATGAAACCACATTCAATACCACAAGCTGTTTTAATTATTGCAGACTATCAATACAAGAACGCATTTGTAGCTGATACCGAAATCAATTTGGTTGCC